AAAAAAGCATTTTATGACTAGTGATGTATATTTGGGCAATCCTCTGCTCAAAAAAGCCAATACTCCAATTGAATTCACTCAAGAACAAATTGAGGAATTCATTAATTGTCAAAATGATCCTGTTTATTTTGCAAATAATTATGTAAAGATTGTTACTCTTGATCATGGTTTACAGACATTTAAACCATATCATTTTCAAGAAAAATTAATCAATAATTTTCATAATCACAGATTCAATATTTGTAAGATGCCTCGTCAGACAGGTAAATCTACAACTGTGGTATCTTTTCTTCTTCATTATGCAGTATTTAATGATAACGTAAATATTGGTATTCTTGCAAACAAAGCAGCAACTGCTAGGGAACTATTAGACAGATTGCAGACAGCATATGAAAATCTACCAAAGTGGATGCAGCAGGGAATCATCTCTTGGAACAAAGGTTCTCTTGAACTTGAGAATGGAAGTAAGATCTTGGCTGCTTCTACTTCTGCTTCTGCGGTTCGTGGTATGTCATTCAATATCCTATTTTTGGACGAATTTGCGTTCGTTCCAAATCACATCGCAGATTCTTTCTTTGCATCAGTATATCCAACAATTACTTCTGGTAAAAATACAAAAGTAATTATTGTATCTACACCACATGGTATGAATCATTTCTATCGCATGTGGCACGATGCGGAGAAAGGTAAGAATGAATATGTTTATACTGATGTTCATTGGTCTGAAGTTCCCGGAAGAGATGAGAAGTGGAAAGAACAAACTATTGCGAACACTTCAGAACAACAATTCAAAGTTGAGTTTGAATGTGAATTTTTAGGATCTGTTGATACTCTCATTGCACCATCAAAACTCAGAAACCTTGTCTATGACCATCCTAAGACGCGCAGCGCAGGTTTAGATGTATATGAGGATCCTATTGAGAATCATGATTATTTGGTCACTGTAGACGTAGCCAGAGGCGTTGGAAATGATTACTCGGCATTTACTGTTGTAGATATTACTCAGTTTCCACATAAAGTAGTTGCAAAGTATAGAAACAACGAAATAAAACCAATGCTTTTTCCAAGTATCATTGATGAAGTTGGGAAAAGTTACAATGATGCGTACATTTTATGTGAGGTGAATGATGTGGGAGATCAGGTAGCAAGTATTCTTCAATATGACTTAGAATATAAGAATCTTCTTATGTGCTCTATGAGAGGTAGAGCAGGACAAATTGTTGGTCAGGGATTTTCTGGAAAGAAAACCCAACTTGGAGTTAAGATGTCCAAGACTGTTAAGAAAGTTGGATGTCTCAATCTAAAAACAATGATTGAGGAAGATAAGTTATATTTAAATGATTATGAGATTATTTCAGAACTTACTACCTTCATTCAAAAACATAATTCATTTGAAGCAGAAGAAGGGTGCAATGATGACCTTGCAATGTGCCTTGTAATTTATGCTTGGTTAGTTGCACAAGATTATTTCAAAGAACTTACAGATCAAGATGTTAGAAAAAGATTATATGAAGAGCAGAGAAATCAAATAGAACAAGATATGGCACCTTTCGGTTTTATATCGGATGGATTAGATGGAAATAGTTTTGTTGATGCTGATGGAGATAGGTGGTTTACCGATGAATATGGAGATCGTTCGTATATGTGGGAGTACATGTAATGGATCTAGATAAGCAAATAAAACTAAGTCATTTATTGCTTACTGATAGAACATGTAAATCTTGTGGAAAGGTTAAAAATTTAATAGAAAGTTTTTATAGAACTCATAAGGAAAGAGGACCTGTAGCATCATCATATTCTTATGAGTGCAAAGAATGCTCCATAAAAAGAGTATCTACTAACAGAATTATCTCAAGAGTTTTGAGTAAGTGGGAATATCCTGATTGGTAAACAGTTCACGTCATGTTTTCCTTTTGAAAAGTAATTTTTTAATAAATATTTTTTAGATAAACTGAGATTTACGGAGAAAAACATGGCGACTCCTCAATTATCTCCTGGAGTACTTACTAGGGAAGTTGATTTAACTGTTGGGAGAGCTGATAATGTATTAGATAATATTGGTGCAATTGCGGGACCTTTTGCAATTGGTCCTGTGGAGCAAGCAATTGACATCACAACAGAGCAAGAACTAATTAACACCTTCGGAAAGCCAATTTCAACTGATGCACAGTATGAATATTGGATGACAGCATCTTCTTTCCTTTCATATGGTGGCATTCTTAAAGTTGCAAGAGTTGATGGAACAACTTTGAATAATGCAAATGCTGCAGTTGGATATGCTGCAACTACAAACGCAAAAATCAAAAACTATGATAACTACAATAACTCCTGGTCTGGAGAGGGTGTAGAATTTGTTTATGCTGCAAAGAACCCTGGTTCTTGGGCAAACAATTTAAAGGTTTGCTTTATTGATGATTTTGCAGATCAGAAAATTGGAATTACAACCACCAATCTTAGTAATGTTGGAGCTCAAGTTGGTTATGGCGTCACAACTGCTATCACTAGCACTGCAATTGCTGGGGTTGGAACCACGACTTCCTTCACCGGATATCTAAAAGGAATTATCACTGGAGTTTCCACAGATACAACAAATGGAAACAGCACCATCGATGTTAAGATTGTTTCTAGAGTATCTTCTGCGGGAACAGAGACTGCAGTAACTTATTCCGGAGGTAATTCCGTTGCTTCATTCGAGCAAACAGATACACTTTATTTTGTAAATAATTCAGGAATCAACACTGGTCTTTCTGCAAGTGTAGGTGCAGTTGCAGGACAAGTTCTTGATTGGTACGATCAACAAACTCTTGGATTGACGAATTCAGTTATCTATTGGAAGTCTATTGCACCAAAACCAAGAACAAATGCATATTCTGCATCAAGAAATGGTAAGAATGATGCACTACATATTGCAGTTGTTGATGATACTGGATCGGTTACTGGAATTCAAGGAAATCTTCTTGAGAAGCACGTAAGTGTTTCAAAGGCACTTGATTCCGTTTCTCAGGTAAATTCACCTCAGAAGATCTGGTACAAGAATTATCTTGCCGACTTCTCACAATATCTCTATGCTGGATACAATCCATCACAAGCAGAAGATGCTTACAATGGAACAGTTCCTGTCGCAACAGGATTCTCAAATTCCTTCACCAAGTATACCGTTGGTCAAGGTCTATGGGGACAAAATGCACAAGGAATTACTTTCAGTGCAATTGGAAATAAAACATATTCACTTGGTGGTGGAGTTGATTACTCTGCTGCTGGTGGAGTGCAAGCCGACTTGGGTTCTATTTCTGCAGCATACGATCTCTTCTCGAACAAAGATGAGATTCAGGTCGATTATCTACTGAATGGACCTGGCCTCACAGAAGAATCAGAATCTCAAGCAAAAGCAAATAAACTAATTGCTATTGCCGAAAGTAGAAAAGATTGTGTTGCGGTCATTTCACCGCATAGAGCAGGTGTTGTTGATATCACCAACACCAACACACAAACTGCTAATGTAATTAGGTTCTTCTCACCTGTAACATCATCATCTTATGCAATTTTTGATAGTGGTTATAAGTACACTTACGATCGCTTTAATAATACCTTCAGATATATTCCATGCAATGGTGACATTGCAGGATTGATGACAAGAACCAATATCACTGGATTCCCTTGGTTCTCGCCTGCAGGGCAACAGAGAGGTGTTCTGAATAATGCAATTAAATTGGCATACAATCCCTCAAAGGCACAAAGAGATCTTCTCTATACTGATAGAATTAACGCGATTGTAAATCAACCAGGAACTGGAGTTCTACTCTTCGGAGATAAGACCGCACTTTCATATCCTTCCGCTTTCGATAGAATCAATGTTCGTAGATTGTTCTTGACAGTGGAGCAAGCACTTGAAAGATCAGCACAGGCACAACTGTTTGAACTGAATGATCAAACAACGAGATCTAATTTTGTGAATATTGTTGAACCATATCTGCGTGATGTTCAGGCAAAGAGGGGAATTTATGATTTCGTAGTAATCTGCGATGAAACAAATAACACTCCAGATGTCATTGATAATAATGAGTTCAGGGCTGATATTTTCCTGAAGCCAACCAAGTCAATTAACTATATCACACTCACATTCGTTGCTACTAGAACGGGCGTAAGTTTTGAAGAAGTGGCTGGATCAGTTTAATCTAACCTAAATTAATTACAGAAGGAGGAACTCAAAATGTCCACTCTCAGAACAATTACCGCTTTCAAATCAAAACTATCAGGCGGAGGAGCTAGACCTAATTTATTCGAAGTTGAAATTCCATCATTTCCTGTAGCCGCAGGATCAAATGCTTGGAGAACTGGTGACAACCAAGAGGCAGATTTGTTCAAATTTATGTGCAAATCCGCCGCTCTTCCAGCATCAAATATTGCACCTATTGAGGTTCCATTTAGAGGTCGTACATTGAAGGTTGCTGGCGATAGAACCTTTGATGTTTGGACTGTCACTATTATCAATGACGAAAATTTCTTACTTAGAAATGCCTTTGAAACATGGATGCAAGGAATTAGTAAGAACTCAAATAATACTGGAGCAACCAATCCAGGTTTATATATGACAAATGCACTTGTCCATCAACTTGGAAGGGGTGCAGATAAAGGTATTGAATCCGAATCGAATTCCGCATCTGTAAGTGGAACTTCTATTGTTCCGTTAAAAACATATACTTTCTTTGATATTTTCCCAACCAATATTTCTGCAATTGATCTTTCATATGATTCAAGTGATACTATTGAAGAATATACCGTAGAATTCCAAGTTCAATATTGGGAACCTGGAGCTTGGACAAAAGATCAAGCGTAATTTAATTGAATAAATACTAGAAAGGGATCACCAACTAGTATAATAAATCATGGCAAAATTATTTGGATTCTCTATTGAGGATACTGAACAACCATCACCAAATGTAGTTTCCCCCGTTCCTCCTAATAATGAGGACGGGGTTGACCACTATTTGAGTAGTGGTTTTTTTGGTTCATATGTAGATATTGAAGGGGTATATAGGACAGAATTTGATCTTATTAAAAGATACCGTGAGATGGCACTTCATCCAGAGTGTGACAGTGCCATCGAAGATATTGTAAATGAAGCTATTGTGTCTGACACAAATGATAGTCCGGTTCAAATCGAACTATCAAATTTAAATGCTAGTGATGGTATCAAGACAAAAATAAGAAAAGAATTTAAATATATTTTAGAATTATTAGATTTTGATCGCAAATCTCACGAAATCTATAGAAACTGGTACATTGATGGTAGATTATATTACCACAAAGTAATAGATTTCAAAAATCCACACGAAGGTATTCAAGAACTTCGCTATATTGACGCAATGAAAATGCGTTATGTTCGACAACAAACGGTAAAAAATAAAGATAACTTTAGACTAGCAAATGTGAATACTGATAATCCAATGGATTATGAGTTTCCAAAAATTGAAGAATATTTCATCTACAATCCAAAGATGAATTATCCTACTAATAATCCATCTGCTTTAGGTGGAACTGGCGGAATCAAGATGACCAGAGATTCTATTACATATTGTACGTCGGGTCTGGTAGACAGAAATAAGGGAAATACTCTCTCATATCTTCATAAAGCGATTAAATCACTCAATCAACTGAGAATGATTGAGGATTCTCTCGTTATCTATAGATTGTCTCGTGCTCCAGAACGTAGAATTTTTTACATTGATGTCGGAAACCTACCTAAGGTAAAGGCAGAGCAATATCTTCGTGATGTTATGATGCGTTACCGTAACAAGCTTGTGTATGATGCTAGCACTGGAGAAATTCGTGACGATAAGAAGTTTATGAGTATGTTGGAGGATTTCTGGCTTCCTCGTCGTGAAGGTGGTAGAGGAACTGAAATCACTACATTACCAGGCGGTCAAAATCTTGGTGAAATTACTGATATTGAGTATTTCAAGAAAAAACTATATCGTTCACTTAATGTTCCACCATCAAGAATGGATGGTGAAGGCGGATTCAATCTTGGTCGTTCTTCGGAAATTCTTCGTGATGAAGTTAAATTTAGCAAGTTTGTTGCTCGTCTAAGAAAGAGATTTTCTTACATGTTCAACGACATGTTGAAAACTCAACTCATTTTAAAGAATATTATTACTCCAGAAGATTGGCAAATTATGGAGGAACATATTCAATATGATTTTCTCTATGATAATCACTTTGCGGAACTTAAAGAAGCAGAACTTTTAAACGAAAGACTTGCAATGGTTCAAACTGCAGAACCATATGTAGGAAAATACTTCTCACAAGATTATCTAAGAAGAAAAATTCTTCGCCAAACTGATCAAGAAATCCTTGAGGAAGATGCACTAATTAAGAAAGAAATAGAAAAAGGTATTATTCCAGATCCAAGTATTCCAGTAGATCCAAACACAGGAATGCCAATGGATCAACAAATGGATTTGGGTCAACCAGTAATGGAACCTGAAGTTGATGCATCATCAGTAAACGCAGATGCAACTGCTGCAGAAGTTGATGCAGGTCCAATGAAGATGCCCAAAGGCGGAACAATATAAATACAAAAGATTATAACTTGAATTAAAACAATGGATGAACTTCTGGATATGATTATTGCTGATGAGTCTCCTGCTCAGATTAGCGATAAAATCAAAGATATTCTTTTTTCAAAGTCAGCAGAGAGAATTGATTCTTTTAGACCTGAAGTAGCAACTGGTTTATTCGGAGAAGATCAGTTTAATACTTCAGAAGGTTCTGATGAATCTGAAGAATAGCACATATAATAAATAACTATTAAGTATTATACAATAGAGATGCAAAGAACAAAAATAATTGAAACTGAAGTGAGCACAGGTGCTTCTGCAGGAGCTGCAACTAGTATTGGA